GAGCCAACTAACGCAGACGCATCCTGAAATGCTTAATCAGGCAACGGGCCAAGTTAATCCCGGCGACGTAAGCACGGGTGGTTTGGATACCAGTCAAGATCCTTCGGGCGTTTCTAACTCCACATTACTTAGGAACATTGTCCTTGACCGTAATTTGCAAAGGGATTTGGTCACAAACCTTACGCAGCAAAATATGGCGACATTGGCGGCGAATGGATTTGATACATCGCCTCAAAATGTTTATGCCGCCCATATGTTGGGTGTGAATGACGCGATGAAGGTGTTGCGGTCAAACGGTGGTTCTAGCCTTCAAGACACTGGTATCAATCCAAAAGCAATCATTGGGAATAAATTGCAAGGGATGTCGGTTGATGATTTTCTTAATCATACGCAAAGCGTAATGGCTCAGGCCCCAACAGCCCCGATTGCACCTACGGCTGGCCGCACCTTTCAAAATAAAGGCGGTCGCGTAACCCGCGCAACGGGTGGTCGTATTCCTGAGGTTGATAAGGTTTTTAAAGCCGCCAAACGGGAATTGGATGGTCACACGAAATCCATGCTTCATATGCATGATGATGCAATTGTCCATGCTTTAAGAATTGCAAAAGGTAAGGTATAATCATGCTAACCCGTATTGAGAGGCACTAAAATGGCGAACATGTTTGATCAACTATTTAGCTACAGTGGCGCTCCCGCGTCCGGTGGTGCAGATCAGGGTAACGCAGATGGCAGCACGTATTCGGGTGTAGGCAGCCACGGGGCTGTAACGCATCCTGACACGGGCAATAGAACGGGCCAAAACTTAAGCAATGAAATGTATCAGCAATTGATGCCATTGTTAAACAATGTCAACATTGCGCGTACCAGTGCGCTTCTTCAAAACCCGCAAAATGCCCCTTATTTGGGATCGGCAATTAATGCCACAACAGGCGGCGGTACGTTGCCAACGGGTGGTGGGACAACTACAGGCGGTGGGACGACGACAACGGGCGGTGGTACAACCACAACTGGTGGTGGGACAACCACGACAGGCGGCGGAACGTCAACTGTTGACCCAGCAGTTACCGCGTTAAATCAAATTTATCAAACCGATTTTGGTCGCGCTTATAACCCATCTACTGATTCGTATTGGGCAAATCAAATCAAGTCCGGTGCAGAATCCCTTACAAATTTGGATAAATTGAAACAAGATATTGCGTCCGGCGCATTGGGCGCTGATAAAACTTATTACACTTCAACGCTTGGTGGTACGTCAGGTAGTCCTGCAACAGGCGGCGGGGGTGGTTTTACCCCGACAAGTTTTGGTAGCAGTGGTGATACATCAACCAGTACCGGAACAACTACGACAGCAGACCCAACTCAAACTTTATTAAACAACATTTATCAATCTGATTTTGGGCGGGCTTATAACCCATCTACTGATTCGTATTGGGCTCAGCAAATTGCATCAAATCCTTCTCTCGCAAGCAACCCTGTTCAATTAGCAAATACAATTGCGGGTGGTGCTGCTCAAGGCAGTTCTGATGCCGCTGCATATCAGAAAGCCATGACGGTAAATCCCGTTACGGACAATGGTGGATCAATTAACCCCGTAATCCCATCAGGCGTCGGCCCCGGCTATGTTGCAAACTTAAACGCCGCCAATGCAGACCCTGCGGTACAAGCCGCCTTAAACGGTGCCGTTGATGCAGGTATTCCGGGCTTCACTGTCAGGAAAGATGGCGGCCCTGTTCACTCCCACAAAACCCACCCGTTTTACTACCACAATGGCAGATGGCATCACGGGTAAGGTGAATGGATCCGTTTACCCTTATAGCTGGCGCTACCGCAATTTATAACTCCATTAAGTCCGCCGTTGATTCGGGTCGGGACATGATGGAGACTGCGGAGAAGGTAAGCAATTTATTTAGTAAAATCGGCCAGATTGTTACGGTAACATCAACGCCGCAGAAGAAAAAACTATTCCAAAGCCAAGCGGATTATGAGGCGGAGGCGGTAAAACGCTACGCTGTTAAGGCCAAAGCTCAAGATATGCAGCTTCAGGTAAAGAACATGTTTGTGGGCCAATATGGCCCCGCTGCATGGGAAGGTATTCAGCGGCAGGTCATTGAGATGCGGAAAGAGGCGGCCCGTCAGGCAGCCGCCGCATTAAAGGAGCAGGAAGAAAACCGCAAGGATTTGATTATGGTTAGCAGTATTGTGGGTTTTCTGGTATTAGGTATCGGCGCAGTTGGTATATTTCTTATGATAACGGTGAAATAACATGCTTCAAGCTCTCAAACATATGTTCACAGGCGTGGACAACATGACTTGGGACATTGGCCGCATCCTATGGGCCAAAATGTCCATTGTTTACTGTGCGGTCACCACGTATCAGGCGGTAATGCATGGGAATTTTGACCCTCAAAACTGGGCTATTGGCGCATCCGCTATCCTTGCTGGCGGGGGCGGTGGATTGGCATTGAAGTCCAAGACGGAGCCATCGTAATGTTCTTCCTCCTCCTTAATCCTTGGGTGCGTAATGCAGCAATCGCCGTTGCAATAAGTGTTATACTTGTTCTGAGCTATGCGTACTGGGCGGGCCATGAAAAAGCTATAGGGGCCGCCAGTGAGCGGGCGCAGGAAGAAGTTGTAGCGATTGAGCATGAGCAGAAGGTTGATGCGGAAACGGTTAAGATTGACCAATCCGTGTCCCAAGATAACACCCCACAGGACACCCTTCAGAAACAGTGGAGCCAGCCATGAAGCGGATTCTTATATTGGTATCAATATTACCTTTGGCGGCGTGCATGCCTAAGCCGGAAACCAAGATTGTGGATACATCTTGCAATTGGGTTAAGCCAATTTACGTCAATAAAGATGATAAGTTGACTAATAAGACCGCCACACAAATTTTGTCCCATGACGACAAGTGGAAACAGTTCTGCGGGAATAAATAATGAAAGATAATTTTGAACAATGCCTAGCCCTCGTCTTGAAGGAGGAGGGAGGGTATGTTAATGACCCCCGTGATCCGGGGGGCCGGACAAATCACGGTGTTACTCAGAAAACTTGGGAAAGTTACGTCGGTCATCCGGTAACGGAGATGGACATGATGAACTTGACGATTCAAGATGTCGCCCCCCTGTACAAAGAACAGTATTGGGATAAGATAAATGGCGACTCACTTCCTCTTGGCATTGACTATGCCACTTTTGATATGGCTGTTAATAGTGGGGTAACCCGTGCGGCAAAAACCCTCCAGCAGGTATGCGGTGTGGGTCAAGACGGGCAAGTCGGGCCAACAACAATTGCTGCTGCTGAAGAGGCAAACGGTCGCGAGGTTGCGACGCGAATCTGTGAAGCCCGATTAGCTTTCCTACAAGGACTCCCTACATGGAACACCTTCGGTAAAGGCTGGGGTGCACGTGTATCAAGGGTTGAAAACTTAGCGTTCCGTATGGTAGAGTAGAGGTGCCGGGGTTTTTCCTTCCCACGGCATCCTCCCTGACTTGAGGGGGCTGGTTACGTGGGGCCAGCCTCCTCCTTTTCATTACTAATCGTGATAATGTATTTACAGCTTTGCACGACGGGGAGATTGCTCCCGTTGTTCTTGTAAATCCTCTCACTATCAATCCACTGCAATTCTTTCAGCCCCTTCATCGCACGAATCACCACCGCCCGATTCGTGAGGGTCGCCTCCGCAATCTCATCCAATGTAGCGACAAAAGACTTGGGGCCGTAATGGTCCAGAATACGGAGCATCAGGAGTTGCTCCCGCATCCGTGCATTAGTCGTCCAAATCACAACTTGGATCATCTCCGTGATTGTGGGCGGGTTACGACTAACAGCTACGTTCATCATCATCCTCATGGGAGGGCATATTAATCTCCCTCCGTTTGAATGTCAGATTGGTTTGCGCCCTAACATCCGGGTTTGCATACGTCCAAATCTCACCCGTGTTATCCTGTACGCACACCCACAGAAGGTGATGCTCTTCGCCATAATCAATGACTAAGTGCGCTAATGCGGGACCCCGTGGGGTCAGCATGGGTAGGGTCGGTCTGAGTTGCAAAATCAATGTGTTTGCTCCTTACCCGCTTCAAGGAGGTGCTTGAGATAGTCTTGAGTAATCCCCTTCACCTTCTTTAATGTCATCTCCAACGTATTATCTTCCAACACTTCGCGGTTCATCATGCAGATAATTAGCATGAGTGCGACGCTATGTATGATAATTGCGTCAGACATTTTCTTTGTGATCTTGCCATCAGCAATCATCTCCATGACGGATTCACTAATCGCGAAGGATAATTTATCCGCCATAGGAAAGGCGTGGTCGTAAATATCTTCAAGTGGGTTTTCTTCCTGATTTGGATCAAAACCTTCTGGTAGAATAAGTTTCATTTTACTTCTCCCGTAAGACTACTGTCCCATCCATTTTGCGTTTCAGTGGGGACCTTTTACCAAAAGGTAGCGGCGTCCGTGATACGTGACCTCCAAGGTGACGCGCTTCGCGCCGTTTAGCCTTTGCAATTTGACCCACGTCATCAGTCGTTTTTGCTCTATGGCATTTAATATGCGCCAGTTCCCAGTTAGCCTCAACATCTTCCCCGCCCATCGCAAGAGGAATACGGTGCTCCAACTCCCAAGCTTCTCCAACATTAATTTTACCCCCGCATATGTGACAAGCACCGCCCCGGGATTGGAACAGCGCGACCCGTTTCTTCGCGGATATGGAAACCCGCTTTACCATGGGAGATCTGAATCCAATGCGTCTTTAACGGATGACTGTGCCTGTTGTGACTTTGGGAATGATCCCCTTGACTCAGGCGGCTTAACTTCATCACCCATCCGTCCACCAAGGAAATTATTGCCGTTCTTGGAGGTCTTATTCCAAAACGCCAATTCATAATCCTTCCCATCAATGTGGACGGACCCCCGCCAATCTGGCTGGCTGTCTTTGGTTTTACGATCATTCGCG